TCGGGTCTTCGGGTCCTAAACCTTTTGAATGGGAAGCGTCTATTGAGGCGGTCATGAACACATTCAATCTGAGTTGGAACGAAACTTTGAAATTGAACTACCGCACTTTCTCACACAGGTGCAAATACATAAAACACAAAAACGAAGAAGCACTTAAAGCACTTAAGAAGCAAAAATGAAAAGCCCAAAAGAAGTAGTAAACAGTCTGAATCTAGGCGTCTCTAGAAAAGCACTAGCAGGAGAAATCAACTCTCCGCTTCATGCGCTTTTGATAGGACTAAACCAAGAGGTAATCGACAGACTAAACGCTTCAATTCAGGGCTACGATGCAATCGCCTCGAATCGTTTAAAACAATCCATTGTCACTGTAGATGAGACGCAACCAGGAGTCATCAGCATTGCAATTGCTGCAGAGTTCTACTGGAAGTACGTGAACTACGGAGTGAATGGAACTAAAATCAATCATGGAGCGCCAACTTGGGGTTCTCCCCCAGGCAGCACATTGTCATTCAAAGATTCTATTCTAGGTTGGATCAAGGACAAAGGTTTAAAAGCTCGTCCGGGACAGACTTATGATCAGATGGCATTTGCAATCATGCGAGGAGTCAAAGAGAATGGGATGAAGCCCCGTCCGTTTTTCAGTGACGTAGTTAATCAAGAACTCAAAACGTACTTGACTGAGACAATCTCAGAAGTGTACAAAAAAGCAATTATCATAGAAATAAAAGAACCATGGCAATAACCTATCTACAGCAACCAACAGCGCAAAGCATTCAGTCAACTGACAATCCTATTGTCTTTCAGTTCTCAAGCAGCCAAACCGGGCAGCCCAATTTCTGCTTCATTGTGGAAACAATCCTGAACGGTATTGTAGTTTCAACGGACAAAGTGTTTCCAGAGCGTGGCAATCGAGCTCACTGGGATGCTTCTAAAATCGCCATGCCTTCAGTCAAGCCTACACTAAGGACAACTGGTCTCATCTCGATGCAGACACTTTCGCAGTTATCTGTTAGAGTAGCTGAGAGGTACGGAACCACACCAACAACGCAGCCTTTCTCTACCAGTAACACGGTCAAACTATTGAAGGCACGATGCAGCAATGAGGAGTATCAATTGGATTGGATTGAGAACAAATTCACTCCGGATCTCAAATGGTTGACCGAGACACCAAATTCAGAAATGATTGTGAGTAAGAAGTACCCCATCTATGCTTCCATCCTTACGGAAAATTCCGCAATACAATTGGACGCATTTTGTTACGATGCTTCAGGAGCTCTTCTCGGGCACGTCACAGCACAGTCCACTGCAGGGGGCGACAAAGTGAATATCCAAATAACTCCCCAGGATATTGCAGCAGCTATCGCACCTGCTTCAATAGATGAGGTAGATACAATGGAAATCTACATGAACCAGTCTGAAGCACTTAAAGTTGAATTCGTACCAAACGAGTGTACGGAGTTCCACCAAGTAAATTGGATGAACAAACTTGGAACATATGACCAATTCTTGTTTGGCCACAATCATGATGAAGAAGCGTCCATTTCAGCTTTCGAGTATAAAAAGCAATTTGGAGCGTGGAACTCTTCAAATGTATTTGAGTTCAATCCATTGACAAGCGGCGATACTATTTACAACAAAGTTATTCAACCAAGTGGAACGCTATACACTGGATGGATTTCTCAGGAGTACCAAAATTGGTTAGCACAGATCTACTATTCAATCAATACTATTTTGTTTGAAGAGGACAAAATCTACTTACTTGGTGTAACGGACACCAAGAGCACAAAGATGCAAAGTAGATTTGATGAGCTTCTCAACTTCCAGATGAGTTACAAAAAGACTAATTTTAAATCGATAACACAATAAGGATGGATGAACTTGTAACGTCTACTGGAATTAGCCTAGATCTATCTCATGGAATACCTATTCCCCTGAACCTAGCTATTGCAGATTTTAGGGAACCCGAGAAAAGACAGCGTAACTTCTCAAAGGAGATAGAACTTCCTGGGACCATAACCAACCAAAAGTATTTTGCATCCGCTTTCAGCCTGACAAAGATAGGCGGTGCATACGACTTCAATAGTAGTGCGAAAGTAAATTGCACGTATTATAAAAACGGGATAGCAATTCTCCGCAATGCGGTTTTGAAGTTGAATAGCGTAGTAGTCCTGGACGGAAACGTCACGTTCAAAGTTGGTATCTTTTCTGACTTCGTGGACATCTTTTTGCTTTTAAGTACCATAGAAGTTGGTGAGCTCAATTGGTCTGCATACACTCACACTCTCACCAATGCAAATATCCAAGCGTCATGGAGTACTCCGATTGGTCAGGGATACTACTATCCCCTTATCGAAAGAAACCAACGTCTAGGGATTTCAAAATGGAAGAATACAGATATGATTCCATACGTTCACCTGGTTGATGTGTTCAAAAAGTGCATGGAGTTTGTGGGCCAAAGCTATACAAGTAATTTTCTAAATACAACTAGAGCCAAAAGCATTCTTTTTGGTTACGGCGGCGGGAATTATGTTGATGCAGCCATTTCACCTATTGAGCAAAACAATCGCAAAGTAGTATTGAATGCAGGAGTCATGGACTTTACCCAACAGCAAGTCATAAACCAGCAGTATGACAACTATGGTAATCCAGTCCCCGTAGCGAATCAAACACTTTTGTTTGATGGTTTTTCTTTGAGTTTACCATCCGTGAACACAGGGACTCCGGCAATATCTTTCACGGAAGTTCAGGACATCTATAACCAATTTGTCCCAAACACTTTCACAGCGCAAAGAACAGGAGCTTACAAAGTTTCTTTAGTTGGAAGTATCAGACAGCAATACTCTGGTTCATTTTCATACGTTACTGGATCCGATGGCGGGACTACTCTCTACTATTTGAAAAATGGAGTTCCGTTTCCTTTGGTGAATTTAGTTCAAACCTCAGCGGACCAAACATTTCCTCTCAACTTGGTTTTCAACATAGATTTGAACCAGGGCGATGAGGTAACATTCCAGATGGGCGCTTCTACATTGTATGCAGGAAACCCCGTTACTGGAGCAATTATTTCCAGAACATTTTCGTCTCCGACTCCTTTGCAACTTAACTTTGTTTCACTGGACACCACATTGATTGAAGGGTCTGTAGTAGAGATTGGAAGATTCCTTCCTAGTATGAAGTGCAGTGAATTTTTGATTGGCTTCATTCGCATGTTCAAACTTATGATATCAGATCCGGACATTTATGGAAGTGTGCGCATTGAACCAGAGGTAAGCTTTTATCAGGGGACGAATATTTTTACGGACATTTCTGAAGAGGTGGACGAGTCCAGAGAGATTGAGATACGTCCTTCAGCCAATGAGTATGCAAAGACATTGACTTACACTTTCAAAACAGGTACGGAAACAGATGCCAAAACATATTTGGAAAAATGGGGTAGAGCTTATGGCGATTTATCTTTTGACCAAGCATCTTTCTTCGCCAAAGGAGAACAGAAAATAGAAATACCTTTTGGTACGATAGTTCCCTATCAGGTTTTCCCTGGCATGATCATTCCTAGATTTGTAGATATCGACAATCAAGGAGCAAGGAAAGCAACGGCAGGAGTTCCACGTATCATGTTCAGAAATGGCATGAAGCCTGGAGTGTGGGAATTGATTGGGTCTACTACTTTGACTTTGTCAACTTATCCAAGCGTTCACCACTTTGACAATTGGCAGAATCCAACTTACGATTTGAACTTTGAATTGGTCAAGGAGGTTTTCTATGCCACTAACGTAGTGACAACCGTAAACACGTACTCCGAATACTACGGGCCAATAGTCAATGAGATTATAAGCAAGGAGGGTAAATACGTTCAACTCTACAGGAAGATGAACAATCTGCAAGTCCAACAACTTGACTGGTCCAAACTACTCATGTGGAATGGAGCACTTTTCAGGTTCAATAAAGTTATAGACTTCGACTCGGAAATCACAGAAGTGACAAAGATTGAGATTCTCAAAGTCTTAGAAGCTAGAAGTATAAACAGAAAGCAGATAACAACTGCGGCCAAACTTCCAAGCATTTATGGAAAAACAAAATTAAGCCCGGTAGGGGATGTGGGTACTGGTGCACCTATTCTCAATGGAGGAGAAAAAAACCAAATTTTAGGAATAAGTAAAATCATGATCGGATAATGGAAGAACTAATATTTAGAACGAAAGTTGAAACGGGTAAATCTGCACAGGATGTTGACAATCTAAAGCAGTCATTGTCTGAGGTAGGTACTGAAGCAGAAAAAGCTGGAGACAAAGCATCTGAATCCTTAGCAGCATTGAACAAAAAAGTAGCTGAAGGAAATCTCACAATGAGAGAAGCCACTAAAGTGGTGAAAGAATATGCGGCAATAGCGCTACAAGCTGGAAGAGAATCTCCGATAGGACAAGAAGCCATCAAAAGAGCCGGTGAATTAACGGACACCATCGGGGACTTAAGAACTGAAATAAACAATGCAGGGGTAGACGGTGCGAATTTAAAAGCAGGATTAGAGCTTGCTAGTACGGTAACAGCGGGTTACGGAGCATTTCAAGGAGTGTTGGCCCTAACTGGATCCGAAAGCGAAGCACTGGCCCAAACCTTTGTGAAGCTTCAGGCGGTTCAATCGGTTCTCACCGGTATTGAGCAAGTGAGAGCAGCTCTCGAAAAAGAAAGTTTGTTGGTCACAAAAGCCAAAGTAGTCTGGTCCAAAGTTGCAACGGCTGCCGAGTACGTCTATGCAGCAGCAGTCGGAACTACTACCGGTGCAATGAAAGCTCTCAGAATTGCGATGCTCAGTCTTCCCATAGTAGCTATCATTGCTGGTATTGTTGCGCTCGTAGCGGCTTTAGCATCGTTCATGAGTGCTGAAGAAAAAGCAGAGGAACAGAACAAAGCATTGAACGCTAGTTTTGAAAAGCAGAATGAAGCATTGGAAGCAAACTCCAGAGCCTACAAAAGAAATGCAGACAACAAGCGAGCTATCATGGTTTCCGAGAATGCTTCTGCCCAAGAGCTTTTCGAATTCGACAAGCAGAGGTTGAAGGATGAAGAAATGATGCGAAAAAAGAATATCAAAATGCTTCAAAACATTCTACCTCAAAAAACCGCAGCTTATCGCCAGGCTTTAAGAGAGGAGAACTGGGAATTGGCTAAAACCATAGCCCAGGAAACTAAAGCGATGAGAGATAAGTACAAAGGCTTTAGGGAACTCGACGGCCAATATGCTGTAGATCGCAAAGTCTTAGAGAACAACTACCAAAACGATTTGGCCAAGAAACAGGAAGAAGCACAAAAAGCCCAGGAACAAAAAGCCAAAGAGTGGAATCAAAAGCAAAAGGAAAAGCGTGCAGCAGAAGCACAAAAGCGACTGGAGGAGCAAAGGCTTCTTGAGGACTTACTTCTAACAAATATAGCGGACGCAAATACTCGGAGAATCGCACAAATGAAGCTCCAGCACGAAAGAGAATTGGCAGAAGTTAAACTCAAGTACGGGGAGAATAGTAAGGTCATCAAGGAGCTTGAAACCAAACAAGCCACGGAGAAGCAAGCTCTATTGGATGAAATAGCAAAAGCAGAAAAGGAAAAACAGACTGCAAGCTCCAAAGCACTTCTCGAAGGCAGGCTTATAGAAATGCGAAGTGACTTCGAAGCACAGCAAACTCTAAAGAGACAACAAGCTGAAGCGGACATGAACGAAGCTCTAGCGAGAGAAGGAATTACCGATGGAGAGAAGTACAAAATCAAACAGGAGTACAACCAGAAAATCGCTGATTTAGATAAGGAGAGAGCAG